CGTGTTCCCCGAACTGGAGGACCAGCTCGCGACTTGGTATCCGGAACTCGGCTGGTCACCTGATCGACTCGACGCGATGGTGTGGCCGGCGTGGCAGCTCAAGTTGGTGGGGACGGCTGCGCGCGGCACGGGTTCGTTGGGTGGTGGTCTGGCCAGAAAGCAGATCCTCGGCGGGCGGCTACGGTGACCGGCATGAGCATCTGGACGACGGTTGGCGGCGATGGCCCGGACATCGTGGGTGTCCCGGAAGACGGCGCGGCAGCCCACTACGAGGGCCACGGCAGCGCCACGGCTGTTGTCGATGTGTCCGTGACGGCCTTCCACGACAAGGTGCGCCTCGGTATCGAGTGCGACGGCTCGACGAAGGACGTGCTGTTGGATCGGGACAACGTGGCTTTGCTGCGTGACCGACTGAGCGCGGCGCTGGAGGGGACGGCATGAGCGTGTGGTTGCTGCTCCTCGTGATGTCGCTGGCCGTGTACCGGCTGACGAAGTTGGTGGTGGAGGACACGTTCCCTCCGGTGCTGTGGGCGCGTGACCGGTTGGCTGGGGGGTGGCGTGAGCTCACCCTTGCCGAGCATGAACGCTACGTCGAGGCGTCGCCGTCTGCGCAGGCCATCATCCGGGAGACGTGGTCATATGACCCGGACGACGATCTGCGGCAGCGGTATGTGCGCCGGTGGCGGCGTTCGCCGTTCTGGCTGGCCGAGTTGATCTCGTGCCCGTGGTGTGCGTCGGGTTGGATTGCGGCGGGGGTGACGGGCGGGGTGTGGGCGGTGGTGGGTTTGCCGTTGCCGTTGTTGGTGTGGGTTGCGGTGTGGGGTGCGGGTGCGTTGGTGGCCGGACAGGAGTGGGCGTAGGCCACCGGTCTGGTTAATACAATCGACGCATGGAATCTGACGCCGTAGACCCGCTGACCGAAGCCACCGAGCTGAACGACTACCGGTGCGGCGTGGACGGCGGATGCCCGGCCTCGTTGAACTGCGCCGACAAGCTGCACACCGACGCAGACGTGATCAATCATCTGCTGACTCACACACCAGAAGAACTGGCGTGGGCGCTCCTTGAGACTTCGGCCTCGGTGTTCCGACTGCGCGACTACATCACCTACCGACACGACTTGGGCCGGGATGACCCTGTCCCCTATGAGGTCACTGGCGGATCACTTGAAACTGACTATGACATCGATGAGGTGAGTCAGACCGTGCGTAGGACGGCGGAGCGGCAGATGCCGCCGCATGTGGCTCGCGCGCTGGGGATGCTCGACTGATCGCCGGACAGGAGTGGGCGTAGCAGCGCGTACTGTGCGGTCTGTGGGCAGGGTCCTGGCTTGGGGCCCTGGTGATGGAGTGGGGCCGCCTGCGCCCGGTGTTCCGCAGGCGGCCCCTTCCCACACCCGGAATGATCTTCCCTGGGTCGTGTCTACCCTGCGCCGCAGACCAGCGAGCAGGAGGCACACGTGGCCTGGTACCACGCATTCACACGGCGCGGCCCTGTGCCTGCACGCCCCACACCGAACCCCCAACCCCGGGCCGTCGCCGCCGCCGCCGCACCGGTCACCAGCCCCCGCACCGAACTCATCCGCACCCCCGACGCCTGGCAAAACGAAGCCTGGGAGTACTACGACACCCTCGGTGAATTCCGGTACGCCGCCGACTGGGAAGCCAACATGCTCTCCCGCGTCCGCTTCTACGCCGCGAAGCTGGAGCCCGGCACCGATGAACCAGTCCGCACCGACGCCGGAACCGCCGTCGACCTCATGACGCAGTTCGCCGGAGGCGTCGCCGGACAAGCCCAGATCATGGCCGGACTCGGCACACAACTCGCAGTCCCCGGCGAGGGCTATCTGATCGTCGAGAACATCAACGGCATCGAGCAATGGTCCGTCCGCTCCATCGACGAAGTCCAGGCAGCGCGCGGCCACTACGAAGTCATCGACGAGAACAGTCCCCGCACCGGAACGAACTGGCGGCCCCTCGCCGCCGACTCCATGGCGCCGATCCGGGTATGGCGGCCGAACAAGCGCTACCACCACATCGCCGACAGCCCGGCCCGCGCAGCCCGCTCGACGATGCGGGAACTGGAGCTCGTCAACCGGCACATTCAAGCCCAGTACCTGTCGCGCCTCGCGTCGGCCGGAGTGGTCATCTTCCCCGACGAGATCACCTTCCCCGTGCGGGAAGAGTTCGCTGACGCCGCGGACCCGTTCATGGAGGAGTGGATCGAGAACGGGCGCACGGCGATCAGTCAGCCGGGGACGGCATCGGGCGTGCTGCCGATGCCCATCCGGGTGCCGGGCGAGTACGTCGAGAAGATCCGCCACATCGACTTCACCCTGAAGATCGACGAGAAGATCATCGAGAAGCGGGACTCCGCGATCAAGCGCCTGGCCTCGCAGCTCAACGTGCCCCCCGAAGTCCTGTTGGGGATGGGCGACCTCAACCACTGGAACGCGTGGGCAGTCGACGAGACATCACTGAAAGTCAACGTCGCACCCGACGCCGAACTCATCTCCGCGGCCCTCACCACCGGCTACCTTCAGCCGCGCCTCAGGGCCTCCCGCGTAGAGGACTGGGCGAACTGGGTTGTCTGGTACGACATGTCCGAACTGACCCTGCGCCCCGACCGCTCCGACGACGCCATCCAGCTGTACGACCGGCTGGAGATCAACGGCGACGCCCTCCGCCGCGAGACCGGTTTCGACGAGACGGACAAGCCGACAGCGGAGGAGCTGAAGGAACAGGGCCTCAAGGTCATCATCAAGACCCTTCCCTCTGGTGCCGGGTCCGCGCTGTCGGAGCTCACGGGCGACCAGATCACCATTCAGCCCGTGGCCGCCGCACCACCAGGAGAAGCCGGCACGCCGGCGTCGGACGAGCCGGCGGAGGATCGGACGCCGCCGGATGCGTCCGGCGCTCCGCCGCCGGTGGACGGGGCGGCGCAGGCTGCGGCGGCTGAGGAGCGGGCTGCGCGGATGGCGCGTCAGGCGAACGCCCTGCATGCGGTCCGGTTCTCGACGGGCCGCCCGCCGGAGTTGCTGCACCCGAGCCTGTGCGCGCAGCACGCCTACTCGTGTCCGTTCACGCATGCGGCGGTGAAGCTGGCGACGGCGACACGGCCGGGGACGTCGGGTGTGTATGAGGCGCGGCTGAGTGTGTTCGGGCAGCTGACGATCGGGCAGCTTTCCCCGCATTTGGATACGACCGGCTTTCTGACGACGATCTCTCGGAGCAGCAATGGGTTCGCTCACCGCAGCCGCTGACGGCTCGCACCTGTCGGGCGCGATGATCGCGCTGATGCCCACAGTCGAGGACGCGACCCGGCTGGCGATCGAGGGCGGCGAGACGGCCGACCAGCTGCACCTGACGCTGCGCTACCTCGGCAAGGGCGCCGACTTCGACGAGACTGCGCGCGCCGCGATCGTGGACTCGGTGCGCATGCTCGCTGAGGGGATGCCGCCGATCACGTCGAAGATCTTCGGGGCTGCTCACTGGAACGGCAACGGCGACGAGCCGTCGTGGGTGTGGTCCGTCGGCGATGACCCCGAGCATGGCCAGTCGCTGGAGGCAGCGCAGGGCATGGCCGAAGAGGCACTGCTCGCCGCTCCGATCGATGTCGAGCTCCCGGCCCCGCACACGCCCTGGGTCGCCCATGTTTGTGCAGCGTATTCGGCGGAGCTCGACCTCATCATCGCCCTGGAGGAGCGGCTCGGCCTTGTCACCTTCGACCGGGTGAGGGTGGAGTTCGCAGGCGACTACACCGACATCCCCCTGAGCGACACGGTGACCGCGGCGGCCGGGCCGCTGCGCCGCCAGCCAACCGAACTCGAACTCGCCTCCCGCGTCGACTTCGCGCAGATGGACAAGGCGTGGCGGGACGCCGTGGACGCCACCGTCACCGCGTGGGCGGACGTGCAGACCGCGCAACGCGAGGAGATCACGGCCGCGGTGCAGGCTGCGGCGGAAGCCGACGACCTCGACCGCCTCAACTCGTTCACGGTCGACACCGCGGATGGGGCGCGTCTCCTCATCGCCCGCATGATCGCCTACGCGCGGGAGGCAGGCGACCAGCAGCAGGCCGAAGCCGAAGCGCAAGGCGTGACCGTCCCCGACTGGTCGCTCGACGACGAGGCGCTCACCGCGGCGGCGATCCGGGATCGGCTGCGGCAGATCGGCCGTACCGCCGCCCGTGTTCTCGGTGTGGGGCTCGTGCAGTCGGCGGCGCGGCAGGCGATGCGGGTGTGGGGCTCCGGAACGGCGGAGCAGGTCGCCGCGCAAGTCGACGCGCATCTTGCCGACCTCTCGGGGGCGCAGCTGGAGGAGCAAGTGGGTGCGGCGATGACCGCGGCGCAGAACGAGGGCCGCATGGCTGTCCTCGCCGTCGCCCCGCCCGCCACATATACGGCCAGCGAGGCGCTCGACAAGAACTCGTGCAAGCCGTGCCGGGACATCGACGGCACGAAGTACACCGAGCTGACGGCGGCGCGGAAGGCGTACCCGACGGGCGGCTACACCGGCTGTCTGGGCGGTGCGCGCTGCCGGGGGACGCTCGTCACGGTGTGGCCGCAGCCCGACGAGCAGGCAGCAGCCGGAATGATCTTGGCGGCGAGTGCGGCCACAATCCCCCCGACCCAACACGAGCAGGGAGGCACCGTGTACCGCACGATGCAGGACAACCCGGACTGCGGTGCCGACACGCCGTGGGCCGTCGTCAACGAAGAAACCCAAGAGGTGGAAGGCTGCTACGCCACCCAGGAGGAGGCCGACCGGCAGGCCGCCATGCTCAACGAAGCCGACGTGCCAGGCGACATGCCCGCCGACGACGGCGACGAGAACATGGACTACACCGGCAAGACCGCACCCTGGCGCGGCCCCCTCGCCGTCGAGGGCATCGTCACCGGCGACGGCCGCGAGTTCGCCCCCGACGCCCTCACCTGGGCCGAACTCCCCGTCCCCCTGCGCTGGAACAAGGAAGACTCCCACGGCGGCGAGGCCCGCACGATCGCCGTGAACGTCGGCCGTATCGACAAAGTCTGGCGCGACGGCAGCCTCATCATGGGCGAAGGCGTCCTCGATCTGTCCGACGACGACGGCCGCCGCGTCCACGCCAAAATCGAAGGAAAGTTCCTGCGCGGCGTCAGCATCGACGCCGACTCCATCGCCGACGCCGACGTCGAGTTCGTGTGGCCCGAAGACGTCAACGCCGGCACCAGCGACGGCGAAGACGACGACCCGTTCGAGATGCTGTTCGCGCAGCCCGAAAAAGTCATCTTCCACGGCGGCCGAATCCGCGCCGCCACCCTCGTCGACATCCCCGCGTTCGCCGAGGCGTACATCGCCCTCCTCGACGAAGCCGGCGCGGTCGTCGCCGGCGGGCAGCCGGTCACCGAGCAGGAACTTCAGGCGCTCACCGTGCAGGAGCTGGGCGCGGTCGGCACCCACACCACCGCCACCACGGACGGGCCGTGGGACGCGGCCGCGAACGAGAAGCGCCTCGACGGCCCGCTGACGCTGGCCAAGGCGCGTGCCGCGTATGCCTGGTACGACGGCGGGCAGGTGGAGGACGGCGAACTCCCCAAGTCGGCGGCGAAGTTCCTGCACCACGAAATCTCAGCGGACGGCAACGCGGGTGCGGCGAACCTCGCCGCGTGCTCCGCGGCGATCGGCGCGCTGCACGGCGCGCGCGGCGGTGCCAGCATTCCGGACGCGGACCGGCGTGGCGTGTACGACCACGTCGCCGCGCATCTGCGGGACGCCGGGCAGGAGCCGGAGCCGTTCCGTGCCCTGCACCCGGTGACCGCTGCGGCGGCTGGGGTGTTCCGGCCGCCGGCTGCCTGGTTCTCGGATCCGGGGTTGTCGCTGCCGACGCCGATCACGGTGACGGACGACGGCCGCATCTACGGGCATGCCGCGCAGTGGGGGTCGTGTCACATCGGGCAGGAGGATGTGTGTGTGCAGCCGCCGCACGAGGACGCGCACCCGTACTACCGCACGGGTGAGGTGGTGTGCGCGGACGGGTCGCGGGTGGCGGTCGGTCAGATCACGGTGGGCACGGGGCATGCGCCGCTGCACTACGGGGCGTCTCCGGCGGCGGAGCACTACGACAACACCGGCGCGGCGGTCGCGGATGTGGCCGTCGGCAACGACGCGCACGGTATCTGGGTGGCGGGGGCGATCCGGCCGGGCGCGGATCCGCTGAAGGTGTATGAGCTGCAGGCGGCGGGTCAGGTGTCGGGGGACTGGCGGCGGATCGGCGGACAGCTCAGGCTGGTGGGTCTGCTTGGGGTGAACGTGCCGGGGTTCCCGGTGCCGAAGATGCGGGCGCGGGTGGCGTCGGGTGCTCCGCAGGCGCTGGTGGCGGCTGGTCGTCCGACGGTGGCGTGGGGTCGTTCGCAGGCGGAGGTGGAGCGGGACGCGGTCCGGATCGTGATGCGTATGCTGTCGCGCCGAGTCCACCCGGGAAGGGGGTGAATGGGAATGTGCAGTTGCAATAAGAGGCGTCGTCCGGCACCCCCGCCGCCGCCCCCTCCAAGCGTCTGACCATTATGTTTACCGCACCGGTAAAGAGAATTGACTCTTTGCCGGTGCGTGTGCTATGCGCTAGCCTCCGTGATCAAAGGGCGTTGACGAGCCCGCAAACCACCCTTTGACCACGGAG